GAACAAATACTCTGCCCATAACTTCTCTTGCTCAACTGCACTAACAAACATATTAATACATTCTTGATCAGTTTCTTTAGCAATTTTCTCAAAGTCCTTGTCTTCTTTAACAAGTATTTTAAGTAACTGTTGTGTGCTTGCTAGGTGTACGTTCTCATCTCGGGCAATAAATTTAATAATCTTAGCATTGCCTTCCATCTTCTTGAGTTCAGCAAATGCCCAACTACATGCAAAACTAACGTAGAAACGAACGCCTTCAAGAATGTTAACACTGTTTAGTGTTAGCCATAGTTTCTTTTTTAGTGCATATAAGTCAACATCAATTTGAGTGGCAACATTACTAAAGTTTCCATTTACTTTAGTAACGTCATGTTCCTTACCACTAACTACAAGATGCTTTCCTTCGCCTAGTAGAGTATACCAACCTACCATGCGTACAAGATCATCATAGTGCTTGGTAATGTCGTCTGCACAATCAACAATCTCTTTAACGTCCATCATATTATCAAATACTTTACTTGGGTCTGCATACACATTGCGGATAATATGTGTGTAACTGCGACTATGAATAGTTTCACTAAATGCCCAGGTTTCAATCCAAGTTTCTAGTTCCGGCAAACTAACACAGGGCAAGAACGCAAGATTAGGCGAACGACCTTGTACACTGTCAAGCAGAATCTGACGTTTTAAATTACTAGTAAAGATATGTTTTTCGTGATCCAATAGTTCTTTAAAGTCTTTACTGTCTTTAAGAATATCTACTTCTTCAGGACGCCAAAAGAATCCTAATTGTTTATCAGTTAATTTGTCAAACTGGCGATACTTTACTGTATCGTATCTCTGCATACCTACGTCACCATCAAAGAATGCTTTGCGTGTAGTGTGATCGTGTTTACTTGTGTCTAAAACTGCCATTTAATTCTCACCTATTAGATTGTGCAACTGTCACAATCTTCTTCTTGCATATCATATGAATCTGGGATTGACAGATTAATAATTTGTTTTTCATTTATATCGTCGCCTGCGCCGTCGTAGGTATTAAAGTAATACAATTGTTTCATTCCGTACTTGTAACAAGTAATTAGATCTTTAAGCATGGTGCTCATTGGGATCTTCTCGTCCTCAAAAAACTGTGGGTTATAACTTGTATTTACACTAATACCTTGATCGATGTATTTTTGCAGGACTGCCATAATTTTAATGTAGCCCTCTGGAGATTTTTGGTCCCATAGTAACTCATACTTATTCTTATAGTAAGGGAACCCTGGAACAACTTGCTTTAGGACTCCGTCTTTGCTTTGTTTTACACTAACAAAACTACGTGGTGGCTCGATGCCATTAGTTGAATTGCTGATCTGCGCACTTGTTTCTGCTGGCATAAGTGACATTAATGTACTGTTACGTATGCCAGTCTCTTTTAACTGTTTACGCAATCCAGCCCAATCCTGTCTTTCAGTATGTGGCACTAGTTCATCAACATCTTCTTTATATGTCTGATTAGGGGTAATACCGTCTCCATACTTTGTTTCAGGGGTTCCAGGACATGCACCTTGCTCTACTGCTAAGTCAGCACTTGCTTTAATTAAATAGTAACTCCATGCTTCTGCATATTGATCTACGAGTTCTAAGTTTGGATTACTGTACGTTGTGTTATTTTTAGCAAGGAAATATGCAAGGTTAATAATACCAATACCCAGTGGGCGTCTTTTCATTGTACTATTACGGGCCGCTTCAACAGGATAATTCTGATAACTTAACAAAGCATCTAATCCACGTACTGCTAATGCACATGGCTTTTCAAAATCGCCGGGGTTACGTACTAGTCCCCAGTTAATTGCACTCAAGGTACACAGGGCAATCTCGCCTTCCGGATCTTCAAGAGATTTAAGTGGCTTTGTAGGTAAATTAATTTCGCAACATAGGTTACTTTGTTTAATTGGTGCAACATCTGCTTTAAAAGAACTGTGATCGTTTGCATGGTCAACATTCATTAAATAAATGCGTCCAGTGTTCTTGCGCTCTTCCATAAATGCACTAAACAATGCACTGGCTTTAATTGTTTTTTTACGTAGCCGTGTGTTACGTTCTGCACGTTCGTATAATCTTTTAAATTCGTCTTGATTAGCAAAAAATGCTTCATAAAGACCAGGAACGTCACTGGGACTAAACAATGTAATATCGCCGCCATTAATAAGACGTTCATACATTAATTTGTTAAATTGCACTCCATAATCCATGTGACGCACACGATTATCTTCTGTGCCTTTGTTATTCTTAAGAACTAGTAAGTCCTCAACTTCATAATGCCATGCTGGGTAATACAATGTAGCGGCGCCGTTGCGCACACCGCCTTGACTACAGCTACGTGTTGCCGCTTGGAACATTTTAAAGAAAGGAATAACACCTGTATGATAAGCATCGCCATTACGTATAGGAGAGCCCAGGGCGCGAATATTACCTGCGCCTATGCCAATTCCAGCTTTCTGACTAACATACTTAACAATACTGCTAGTAGTTGCATTAATGCTGTCCAAACTATCATCTGTCTCAATGAGAACACAGGAGCTAAACTGTCTCTGTGGTGTTCTAACTCCGGCCATAACAGGAGTAGGGAGACTGATTACATAAGTGCTAATAGCATCGTAATAATCTTTAACCCACTTTAATCTTGTTTCTTTAGGATAGTTGCCAAACAATGTAGCTGCAATGCACATATATGCCATTTGCGGAGTTTCATATATCTCTTTTGTAACACGATTCTGAACCAAATACTTTCCACGGAATTGCTCCATGCCAGCATAGGTTAATGTTTCGTCACGTTCATGTTTAATGTAACCGTCAAGTTGGTTCCATTCTTCTTCAGACCAATCTGTCATCAATGCAGGGTCATACATACCAATATCAACATTACGACTAACGAGTTTATATAACGACCAAGGAGCAAAGTCAGTGTACACTTGCTTACGCAAATGATAATTAATAAGTCTACCAGCAACATACTGATAACCTGGTGTATCTTCTGATATTAAATCCGCTGTTGATTTAATAATTGTTTCTTGAATGTCTACACTCTTGATGCCGTCGTAGAACTGTAAGTGGCTTCTAATTTCTACTTCACTAGCACTAACTCCTGTTATATCTTGACAGGCATAATTAACGACCTTGTGTAGTTTATCTAAATCTAAGGGCTCTTTACTGCCGTCCCTCTTGATTACTTGAATTTGACTCATTGAATAATTCCTCTTTAGTGCATATAGTAATTATGCTGGCTTGATTTATCTGCTCTAGTTCTGTATTTACTCTAACTCCAAGATCGTAATTAAGCACATATTTCCCATCAGCGATCCATGCTAAATTAAAGTCATGAGATCGATTATGGTCGCGATAGCATCTTATTTCACCATTTATATCCTTATGGCTTAGTGTTATAGTATATAACATTCCAAGTGCTTTTGCAATATCATCATAGTGATTATCCACAACTAATTGCCATGGATCCGGCCAATCAGATGGCTGATCTACTGCATAACATTGATTGCTTATTGGTGCGGTTTTCCATAGTTCATTTGTCATATTTACTGCTTCATCAATAGGTAAGACGGAAATTTTCTCACGGAAATCGAACCAAGAACTAAGTCTGGCCTGGGTATCTAAGTTCCACATATACTCTCTTTTAACGGATAATTCTTACTGTAAGGTTTAGTATGCCAGTTGTTTGGCTATCGGTAGTGTAGTTAAGTGTAGTAACATTACTAGTATTTGACAACGCAAAGGTAAGTCCTACATCGCCGACGTTCTCTGAAAAACTATCATCAATTGCTTGTGCAGTTGCATTGTGTGTAATTGTTAATGTTCCCTGGCGATGTTTGGAATTACGACTGATATAGTAATCAATCTCAATAGCATGAAAATCACCGTTGTCGGCAAATGTAATACCAGTTGAACTAGTGCCATTGTTAACAAGGTTAACAGTTGCCTGGGCTCGTCTAATATAACTGCCAATTGCTAGCTGTTGTTCTTCTGTAACGATATTGTTGCCGCCGTGATCAATTCTTCTAGTTGTTGCTGTTACATCTCCAGCGGCTCTATCAAAAGTATCACCGATACTGTAGCACTGGGTTCCTGCAAATAATACAACATCAGCTGTCGCATTACCAGCACCAAGTCCGTTGTTGGCGCAATCTCTAAAATGATTGTAAGCACTGATAAAGTCTTTTGTAGGAGAATGAAGATGTATAGCACTTTTATAATGGTTATCAAACAAACTACCAGTAACTTTCATGCTTGTTGGTCCAGTGACACTGGGTGCTGATCCTGAAATACTTTCTCCAATTTTAAAACCGTTGTACGCTATAAGAAAATTACAACTATCAAATAGTACGCTCTTCATGTCATGGTCAGCAATGACATTGAAACTCTGCCCATTTACAGTGCAACCTCTAAAAGTAATAAACTCTGTCTCGTTAGCCGCAGTACTTGATATCAAGATATTTGCTTTGGAATTACCTACAGTGTTTGGAACTGAGGTCTTGGGTCCAGAAAATACACAATTTGTAAACGTGCATGCTTTAGCTTGATCAACTACAAGTGTGTTAATATCACTACTGCTAACAAAACTTATACCTTCAACTGTAATAAAACTAGGTCTTGTTGCGGAGCTAGACCCTACACTTGCATCTACTTGTTGCAGGCTATCCGCAGTCTGTGCTACTGGGCCTGTGGTATCACTAGAATTAATCGTGGTGCTGTCTGGTCCTTCGCCAACTAATTTAGCATAAGTTGGAATTTTAATAGTGTCACTAACTACGTAGTTGCCAGCAGGGAAAAACAACGAACGTCTTATTCTTTGTTCTGTTTCTCTAGAAAATAATTCGTATAATGCACGGTTAATAGCCGCAGTATCATCTGTTGAACCATCACCTAATGCGCCAAAATCTCTTACGCTCGCAACATCATCTAATTTGTTCTGTAAACTGCGAACAATAGGAGCTATTGTACTAGCACCTGTTTGTGCGCTAAAACCAATCTGTGCATCACTATAAGTGTATGTATCAGCAAGTGTAATAACATCACTTCTGTTAGTAAGAACTTCTAAATTTTCTGTTTGTGGGGCATCAGATCCACCGTTGCCAATGTACACCTGTCTGGTGTCAACTGCAAGTCCAATCTCGCCTCTTGCAAGTTGTGGTAGATTATCTGAAACACCGCTACGGTGTGATATTCTTGAAATTTGTACGACGGCCACTGTGCTTATCTCCTAATTATACTGTATTTATGAGTTTAAGCACCGTAGTATTTACCTACTCTGTCCCACCAAATGCGTTTATTCTTAGCATATTCCTCACCTTCAATTACCCAGGTTTGGAATTTAAAATCCTTGCTACACATTAAGATAACGCCTTGTTGGATGTCTGTTCCATATACTTCATTATGTGCCTCTGCGTATGCACATAACTGACAGAAGTAGTCTTGTACCCATTCAGTTTTTTTAGGCTTATTTGTTTGTTTAAAGTCAATAATAGCAGGCTTTCCGTTGTATAAACCCACACAATCTGTTGTTCCGGCGTACACTTGTGGGAAATACATGGGAACTTCTACTCCCCAACATTCGTCCATTTTGTCCAGACCTTGTTCAACAATAACACCTGCCATTGTATGACTCTGCTGACTATAAGGGTTGCTTCCTGGCTCACCTAGCTTGTCTGTTAAACAATAGTCCTCCAACCACTTGTGCATGCGAGTGCCGCGTCCAGCCGCTTCTGTAGATATAGCATTAGCTTGTTGTTCTCCAACTCGCTTACGCCAGTTACGCAATGCGGCTTTGGCTTCCTCTGGTTTTGTCTTGTCTAAGATTGTTGTTACACTTGGAACTGCTAGCCCGTCAGGGGTAGAGTATAATCGTTTGCCGTTTACCTCTTTACGAGATAACGCACGGTATTCGTATTGTTCTTTTATCATGTGTATATTCTAACATAATACACAGGTATGTCAATTTATTACCAGATATTATGCGTATAAGTAAAATTATGATACTTAGTCCTAGTCGAGCAGAAATTAAAGATATCTTTGAATACTTAGGATACTACCCTAACTGCAATTTTATATTTCATATGGTTTATGATAATAACTGGAGTACTATCCCCCAACATGAGTTACCGTTACTGTTATGGAATGCTGGCGAAGCATTTGTAGAGGACACCAGCAAGTTAGATAGAGATTTTGTTTATGTAACAGGCAATGCCCTATTGCCCAATTACTTTAACATACATGATATTGCTGCTAGTAAAATATGGAAGTGTGTGCAATCAGATAAACCCAAGTGCAAAAAGTTTTTATTTCTAAATGGAAAAGATGTAGGACACAGAAGATATTTGCTAGCAAATTTACACAATAATAACATACTGGAAGATTGTATATGGACTTACCGAGAACTTGGTAATACCGATGCGTGGTTTGATCCTGCTCTAGGATTTGAACCAGCACATGCTACACATGCTCGTAGTGTAGAACATATACTACCATATGCTCCGTTTGACAATACTAACCTTGCTCGTAATCTTTCACAAGACATTTATCACGACACTTATTGTAGTATTATAGGCGAAACAATTTTTCAACACTACAGAACTCAGACTGTGCCTCTTATGATTACAGAAAAAACATACGGTGCATGTGCTAACTTACATATGTTTATTATAGCTGGCGCAATGGGAAGTTTAGGATTACTTAAAAAACAAGGATTTGAAACATTTAATGATATATGGGACGAAAGTTATGACAACATAGTTAACACTAAAGATAGATTACTTGCTGTGTGTGAAACTATCAACTATGTGAATACCTTGGATATGCCAACTATCTATGCTAAGTGCAAAGATAGACTTTTACACAATCAAAATTTAATTTATACTATAGATGTAAAGAGTAGAGTTGATCTAGTTACAGAATGGCTTACCAGGTAAGGGACCAAAAAAAGTAGGATCCGCTTGTGCTTTTGCGACTAATAGTATACCCTTTACTTTTAAAATGATTAATTACTTCGTTCATTTGTTCAGTGTATACTGCATTTTCAGTTGTTCCTTGAAATGCTTTGTAATAGTCTTGTCCTAGAGAGTCGTTATCTGTCATTGGACTACCAGTAATAGTGGAGCCCTGTATGGAAACTGTTGAAGTATCAGTAATACTAGTTGTAAATGCACCTGCTGTAATAGCATCAAGAATTGAAATCTCAATAATAGCAATCTGTTGAGCGATTACGTTATTGCCCTGTGCCTGTTCTCTTGCTTCTGCGCTTGTAGGAAAGTGTGCCATTATTTCTTAATTCCTGATAAACGTAATACGTTATTAATAGACTCTACCATGCCTTCTGCAACTTCTTCTTTTTGCATTGCTTTTGGCATCTTAACATTCATCTTAAAGTCATCTGGCTTGCTCTTATCCAATGACATAAACTCTGAATAACTAAGGTAGATGTCAGTGTCTGGATCGTAATAGGATCCTTCTTTAGGATCATAGTAAACAACTTTACCTGAGCGTGTCTGGAACGGACCTTCTAGTCCAGCACGTTCCTGATATTTTTCTCTATCCATTGGAGGCATTTCGTAGTAGCCTTCATCAACATCTTTCTTAAAACGGTTAGCCAACATGTATGCTGAACTTGCTAATTTTTCCACTGGCATACTACGCATTTTGTCCTGATTTTTTTCGTTTACTTTGTTGTAGATGTCCATAATAACACTGGCAGTAAAAGTATCTACCATAACACCATCAATTTTCATTGCTGATCCGTTATCCATAATACTCTGTATTTTATCAATGGCATTCATTGGTAATGGGGAACCGCCATATACATTTTCTTCAAAATTGGCCATTTGCTTTGTCATATTTGCAGGCGTAGCTGCTTTTTGAGACGAGATACCAGCCTTCTTTTCTATTTTCTGTTTCTGGGCTAACTTTTGCTGTGCTAATTTTTGCGCGGCTGGTGAAACTACTTTTTTAGCATCAAGATCGTCAGGACCTCCTGTCGTAATATTTGATGCCTCCCGTCCCAGTAGCTGGGCATTGGCACGAGCTCTATCTTGCATTGCGGCTTTTGGTGATTCTTCTATTGTAGATGCTTCGCTGATGACATGGTAGTAATAATCTTGATCCATGTATACGCCTTTTTTGCCACGAACTTTATCAACACCTTTGGGCAATTCTTTAATTTGTTTAGCACCTGTTAATCCTGGTCCACTAGTGCGAAATACTTTATCTTCGCCAATACTCTCTCGTTTAGCAAGAGCGGCTTTAGCCATTTGATTTACTTTTTTCTCTGGTGGAACTTCGCCAACTGGTGCTCCTGTATCGGGTGCTTCGTCTTCATCGCCTTGTCCAACAAACTCAATCTCACGGTCGTTAAACTGTTGTATAACATTAGATAATCTTGGATCGGCGTCAAAGTAACTCTTTAAGCCAGTGTAGTCAATAGCTAATCCGGCGTTCTTTAACTTGTCCAAAAATACAAAGATGCTTGTTTTTGCTGTTTCACGACTAGCGTCAGCTTCTTTACGCATGAGTTCAGCAACAGCTAAAATAATACTAGTTGGGCTTGTTTCCTCAGCAACTACATCAATGTATTCAAGTAATGACTTATGCACGGCGTTCTCTGCCTAGTTCTTCTTCACCAGCTTGGGCGGCGTCTGCGGCTGCAAAATCTTCTTCTGCAGGTGCTTCAGCATCCATTTCCATGTCAGTTGTTGGTTCCATTTCCATTTCTGCTTCTGGATCTGCCATTGCTTCGTCGCCCATCATCTCGGGACCAGCTTCGCCTGTTAAGATTCTTGCTGCGGCATCAACTTGTTCCCTGGATTGTCTCATGCCTTCAAGAGCGCCGGCTAGTACCTGTTGCATTGCAACATTAAACTGTTCTGCCATTGCTGAATCCATGTTATCACGAATACTGTCTGTTAGCGGTGGAAGATCTTCGTTAAGCATTTCGCCTAAATCTTCTACCATACCCTGAATCTTGTCCACCATGTTCTTGGAAGCCATTACTTGTTCTGCTGCTTCCATTTCACCTTCAACAATTACTGATTCAGAAACAATTTTACCATTTTGTAAAGAACTATTCATTGTTCTTAAAAGATCAGCTAATGTATCTTGAATATATACTGACAACTTGGGATGATCTTTCATCATATTAACCTGGAATTTACTACCAGCACCACCTGTCTTCTGTAGTATATCCTTAATACCCTGATGGATCATATCAAAAGCATCTTCAGTTTCGCCTTCAACAATACCGCTCTCTGTAGCTTCGTCCGATTCCATAAAGTTACCAGCTTCCATTTCTGACTTCCAGCTATCTTCCATGCTTCTAGCCATTTCCATACGATCTCTTGGAGTAAACATTGTCTTCCAATCATCGCCTGTACTGTTCTCTTGGCTATATTTTTTAGCCGCACGATCTGCATGATACTTCCAAAGTTTAGCAGCTAATGCAGAATCATATGTTCCTTTCTTAAACTTCCTGGATAAGTTCTTCATAATCGGAACACCACTTTGCTGATACAACTGACCATCGTTCTCAGCATAAAGTTCTAGTTCACGAGCGGCGTCACTCATCTCGTCGTTATCTTCTTCCATTTTGTGTTTATGGCCTTCTGAAATAACGTTAGACATATTTTCAACTGCAACATTTCTTACAATATACTGATCTCCGTCTTCACCAACAAACGTAGCATCATAATGTGTAACAGTGCCATCTTCTAATAAAGTATGTTCTCCGGGAATTACTGTACACTCGCCGTATGTCTTATGCTTAAACTTTTTAGCACAATCGTGATAGATGCCGTCACCTTCACCAAGGTATGTGTCTATTGTTTCCAAAAACAATTTATTTTCCAGGTACGCTGGGTTGTTTGCTACATTAGCACCTAGTTTTGTTTCTAAGCTATTCAATCTTGCTGCAAATGTTTCGCGCAACGATTGTGCTTTTTCTTGGGTTAGTGATTCCACTTTAATGGAACGACCAAACACTTTCTGTGATACCGATGCAATTTTCTTGCTATCCGGTGCTGGGATTAAGTCGTCGAGGTTCATAATGTTATTTCCTTAGCTATTGTAAGTATTTATGCTATTTTAATTGATTTGAGTGCTCGAGTAAGTTCGTGTTTAACAGCATATAAGTTAGGTGAACACTCGCTTATCCTATTACACATAGTTAGTTTTTTGTTTTTATCTTTGGTATTAGAATAGACTGATTTATAGATTGAAAAATCTTCAGTTAACTTTTGATACTTGGAATCAAGGGTTTTAATTTGTTTAGCGGCATTATGATCATTATATTCTAAACAAACAGCAAACGCAACTGCGCTCTTCTTCAAGAAGAACTGTTCTGCCCTGTTAGATACTACAAAATTATACCCACGTTGGTATATAGTTCTGTGATTAACACTCACTTGATTATCTAATGATTGGATCTTTATTATTGAGTCAACAGAATCAACTATTTTAGAAATAGTTTGGCGAAGAGGTATTCCTATAGGTAATATCGTCATTGATCTTTTTCCTAACAACCATGTTTTTAATTACTAATTGATTAGCGATGAGTTGCTCACGCTCTGATAGCTTCTTTTTGCTTATCTCGCCTTGCTCTCTAACCTTTTCGAGGATATCTTGCTCCTCATTGGTGATAGCAACGGTAATACCTTTTTTAAATTCTGTAAATCGCATGTTACGCTTTCTTTGGTGTACCAATAATTCTTGGATTGCCTTGTACGTCAACAGAACTTCCCGGAGCCAAGCTGCGATCTTTTGCCATTGGAGATGTACGTGGCCTAAGGACAGGCCCTGATGCGCCAAATTCTAATACCATACCACTAATATCTATTCTTATCTCTTGTTCGCCACCCTGAGGAATGGCTCTAAGGATATTGCCCTCTACGCTAATAACTTGATACGGTGCTTCATTAATAATAACTGTTTCATTAATGTGTTCTGCTATATTCCTTTGTGGCGCATGTATAATCTCATTAATTTTCATCGTGATTTTCCGTTCAACGCTGCCACTCGTCTGCTTGCCGGGTTAACTCGTTTAGTCTTTTTAGACTTTCTAATCATACGGGCGCCTAGCCTGGCTTTAGTTATTTTAAGTTTCATACGTTTTTTAATGTCAGGAGCGGCAAAACATTGTGCTGGCTTGCCTACAATACGACCGTGTCGTTTGCCGCCGGAGCAACGAAATTTACGAACAACTTTGTTACCACGTTTGGCCCAAGCCATTGCTTCTGGTATGATATCTTCTATTAACATGTATGTATTTATTAGTTTTGGTAAGTCGAGTTAAAGAAACATTTATGAAAGTTGCAAAAATAATAGAGTGCCTACTGCCGACACTAGGATAGTGATGACACCGCCGCCCCAGGCCATTAACTGCTTGTTGCGGGTTTGATCGTTATTAGTGACAGCGGAACGGATCTCTGACAAAATTATATCTTGTTTGTCAAGACGATCGTTCACTGCATCGAACTTATCGTGCAATGATTTGTACCTCTCCGAGCACAACTCTACGTGTGCTTCTAGATTTTCTTTTTCTATGTCTTTTATTGACATGTTGACCGTTCTCACCAGTTTTAGGGTGATGCTTGATTGGTTGTTTACTCTTTGCCTGTTTTGTGCCTATAGTTGTGCCTGTTTAAATAGCATCCCCAATATTTATCTATAATAGAGTTTCGCATATTAGTAGCACATTACAATGTTCCTTGCTTTGGGTATTAAAGACAGGCACGTCGATTACACAATTTTCATCTAATCCAGTAATAATAGGAATATTTTGTAGTTGGTCTCGCAACAACGATCCATCTGCACCAAACACATCAGCATGTTCTACTCCAAACCTCCATGTCCATACATCTAAGTTAGTTATTAACTCTTGAGTAAATCCGTGTTTACTACCAAATGACAATCCTGCTTCTTTAAAAAATTTTTGGTAAGTACCCCATTTTTCTTTTCTAGGAGGTCCACTAAAATCTGAAGGCTGTGCTAAGATACTTACAGTCTGCACCAACGTCTCAAAGTTACGTTGTTGGTTACGAGCTTTACCGTTTCCGCGAACATCACCAGACTTTGTAATGTCTACTAACGTTTTAATAGCCCATATTTCTTTATACTGCTCAAGCATATGCAGGATCCTTGTATCTAAATTACATCTAAGTTAGTATAGCACGGAAATCTAGCATTTGCAATCTATATTTAACTCATAAAAAAAGCGATGCTAAAAAACACCGCTTTTAATATTAGTAAACAGTTAGTTAACTAATTATGCTAACACTAGTGTTGTTCTAATTGTTACTGCGGGTGTGCCTGCTGCAAAGTTGACGCTGTCAACTGTACCTAAGTTTAGGATGTCTTCGTCCAATACCTCTGCGATTGTACCAGTTACAGTACCGTCTGCTGATGTGTAGTCAGATCCAATTAAAGAACCTTCCATGATTATGTCAATCTGCTGACCTGTGCCGTAAACTGCTCCTGCAAGTAGGATATTCCCGTATGCTTGGATTGTATTAAGAACTGTTTCTACTGCGATTCTAGAACCGTCTGCATCAACGTTAAAGTCGACACTCAATAGTGTAACGTCTTTCCCCACAAAGCGATGCTCACCAATTAAGGTAGCTAATGCGGGATGTGATTTTGTTAAACTTGCCATTGTATTATTCCTTTATAATAATTTCTAAATTGTGTTGCTTAAAGAACAACGTCTTCAAGTGCAGAACTAGGTCCGCCTTTAATTACCGTTGCTGAGCCAAGGTTGATACTATCAACTGTGCCCAATGCCCGTATTGCAGTTTGAATTACTGTCATTGCGGCAAAGTCTGCTATTCCTTTGTCTTGATTTACGCCTTCTATTGCGATAATCTGACGTGTATTCGAGTCATTAAGTGGACCAGCATATACAACTGTGCCAAATTGGCCTAGTGCTGCCAGGACTTTAGCCACGGTGCTTTCAGGTCCTAATTTTGCGTTTACTGCTGCGAGATAATCTACTTCAACATACGTAATTTCGAGTGAGCTTCCGCCTCCGTTAAAAGGGAGGGAAATGGATGCTGGATGTACTCTTGTTAAACTTGCCATTTTCTTATTCCTATTGTTATCTATCTATTGTAATTATAAGTCGGTAACCGACCTTACCAGTATTTATCGTAAACTCATAAAAAAAGCACCCCAAGGTGCTTTTTAAATTTAACTTATTGTGTTAACTATTAAGTTGCACCTGTAAACGCCATTACGCCTTCAGTTGTTAATGCGTCTAATGCTCTAACTGGTAGTACATCTGATCCACTGATGTCAATATCGTTTGGACCAATACTAGTAGTTGTTGCGCCTGAATCTACACCAATCAATCTAATACGTGCTTGTAAATCAACATGGCTATCAAAGTTCTTATCCATAATTAACATTACGGTTCCTGCACTACTGTTTGTAATAAAGTATGCCAATGGGTTAAGATCCATGATAAGTGCTTCAACAACTTCGTTTACTGCATCATCTTCAGCTCTTAAATCTTGTGCAGAATTTGCCGCGTTTTGAACTGTTAGTAAGTAGCAATGGCATCCTACTTCGTGCTGGACGCCGACTGTCATATGCGATGTTCCGGTTGTTCTTGTTACTACTGGCATTTTATATCTCCGTTACTTATATCTTATTTTATTCGTATAGTGTTACGATAGTTGTTGTAATACCAGTAGATCCTACGCCAAAATTTGAAGTTGCGTCTGGATGTGCGCCGCCTTCTGTAATAATGTGCAATGCATCTGAAGCGCCGTCATTAAAACCACCAGTGGTATCGTCACCAATTGCTACTACCATGCTTGTTTGGTTAATAAATGCAACCATGGTATTTAATTCCGTTTGTGTTATGTTAGTTTTCGCAGCTTTTGTTATCTGGATCGACTTGCCTATCTGCGAACCTACTCTTACCTTACCTGTGTGGTCTGTATTTGCGGCCATTTTATAATTCCTTTAATCTCTATGCACTAGCGTTTAACTGTGCTTATATATATTTATCTTAACTAGTTAAATCTATTTATGCTAAATGATGAGAATCATTAGCCTATCTTGCGTCCAATAGCATATCCTGCACTAAACCCACCTACCATGCCAATCGCAGTTTTTGCTGCTATTCCCATGCCTTTTTTTACTGCTGGAACCAATTTCTTTTGTTTAATTGTAGCAGTATACGGCTTAAATAAATCGCTTCGAAACTTGCCATCCTGTCTAAAACTATTAGTAAGACGCATGCTTACGCTGGTTCTTTCATTTGGATTTGTTGCACCATAATCGCCCATTATACGTCTGGCTCTTTTAAGTAAACTATTTTTAATACCCATGTTCTTTTGTGTCTTTAAAAAGTAGGCACGGTCTTGACTGGGAACATACTTGTTATTAGCAACGTTTCTTAAATAACGCTTAAAACTAAGTTCGTCAAAAGTAACATTTCCCATACCGCCAAGTTTATCTGAAAACTTACTAGGATTATTTAAAATTGCAGCCATGTTGTGTAAATCTGTTGCACTAGTTCTTACATTTGTAAAGCTCATATAACGTAGGGTATCTTTAGCATATTTTTGAGCAAATGATGGGTTTTCAAAACGCATTTGTTGTAGTACCATTAAGTGCTCAAAGAACCCCTGGGCAATACTATCTTCACTGCGGCCCACTGTGTCTCTAGGGCTACGCATATACTTTGCTTCAGCTAGCTCATCTCTTAGAAATTCAAACATATTACTTTTTATCCTTGGGTGTGTACTTATTGTGGATCTATTGTCGTGATTCCTTTGGTGATGAAATCAGATTTATATCGTGACGCACGTTCGGCTGCTCTTTGTGCATCTGTTTTACCGCCGCCACCGCCACCGTCCATGCCAGTACCAGCAGTTGGTTGGCCGCTTTTATTAGCCCCGCCCAATGCTTTATAGGCTGGATCTCGCGCCGGATCCAGCATATCAGGAACTGCTAAACCTGCCGAGCCAAATCCTAAGAAATCTTTTTTCTTAGTGCCTTGGTTTCTTCTTAATTGCATGTTTGTTGCTTTTTTATCTGCCACGGCTGCCTGCTTTTTTGGGTCTAATATTTTCCTCCTGGCACGCCTGCCTGCGGGTGTTAGATCGGTCCGTCCTTTAAGTTTATCTAACCGATCCTGTTGTTTTCTTATCTCCCTTTGAGCAGCGTTTTTTTGTTTTACAAGATCCCTTACATTATCACCTTTGCCTAATAATTTTTTGCCACCTTTTAAAGCTGACTTGACTCCAGCGCCAGCTGCACCTAATCCCAATCCTAGTGCCAAATCACCGCCTGTCCTTGCAGCAAGTTCTTTTCCAGTAATTTTACCATCCTTCCAGGCAGAGTAGTTCTTAGCCGCATCTACCCCTGTTCCAATAATACCCGCGGCCTGCAATGCTCTCATAGCTGCTGACGCACCCATTCCCAGTAATCCAACCTCATCTAACTGTTTGCGACCTTCTGCGATATGCTGTACTTGGCTACGCTGTGTAATATCTGAAATTTTCATGGTTAACCCTTACCTTACTGGTATTTATCGTTGTACTGCACGGTTAGCTGCACTAAATGTAGATCTAGGAACTAGTTTAATATCACCTTCAGGATGCGCTAATACATACCCTTCGCCGCCTGCTTGGCCGCCAATGTTCTGCTGTACAGTGCCGCCCTGTGCATCAATATCAGCAATAACCTGGTCTTTTGCCATCATAATAGTGTTTACTGTTTCCCATAATGCACTAAATCCAGCTGTATTGTCGTTAATATACTCAGCAATCTTAGCTTTCTTTTTGTCACTTACTTTAGCAGTTTCTAACCACTTACCAAAGTCTGATCCAAGACCACTAAGCCCTGTGTCTACTTTGCTGTTAGTGTAAGCATAAAGGATGTTAGAGAAATCTGACATCTGCATCTGACGTAATTTGTTTTGATCTAATAAACTGTCAATAGCAGCGGCATCTTTCTTAATAACTTGTTCCAACTTGTTTAAGGCGGCATGTGGCACTTGTGGTGCTCGTTCAGCAGTAATAGGAGGCACAACAAGGACATCGTTACTAACAAAGATACCAGGGTCTTGCAACGGAGTTTCTGTGCCGTCTGGCTGTACTTGTCTGTGGATAACAACACCAGTCTTACTTGCGCCAATCTTCTTGCCTAAATCACTGTTTACGTCTACTGCATACTCAACGATATTAGGTTTAAACACATAATTGTTTTCTTTAACAGGAGGTGTAGTAAAATATAACAAGTCGCCTTTAAAGAAACCCACATAGTCTTTGGGTGTTGCTCTTTCATACTCGTCAAATATAGCTTTCATATTGCCAGCAAATTTAACATAGCCAGGGTTTTCTCTGTTCTTACCACCAGATCTGTTCAGGAACATTTGCTCTAACTCTTTAGCACTCTTGCTACGCCCGTCATATCCTTTAGCAGTAAATCCTGACTTGTCGGTTAGGATAAACTCGCCGCCGGCATTGCGACCAAAGATAATAGCAGGGCTTCCGTCCCATTTAATAGTAACTTGTTTATGTCCACCTTGGTCCAGGTTACGTAGACTTTGCAGGGCTCGTGTTGCACCCTTGCTACCTTCCCAGAAGACAATATCTTCTGCATGTTGGATACGTGCTGCTTCTTTAAGTGTACGTCTAGATCCAGGTGTTACGCTTTCCTGCACGTTTTCTCTGAGTGTTATAACACCACAGGCTAATCTTTCTCCTGCATTTCCTGTTTTTAAACTTTCTGCGTCTCCGCCTTTTCCTAGATCATCTTGGTCTTCGTGGACTACAAATCCTCTACCTATAACAGAACGTTCTCCAATCAAGTCTATTCTCTTTGCTTCGATTGTAAACTTTGCTGTACCCGATTCATCTGCTGTTATGTTGCCTAGATCACCAACATGTCCTTTGTTAATGTCTCCATGGTCTAATCCGTCTGGGTTATAGTGTCCACCCATGCTTTTGCAACCATCGCTCATGTCGCCGAACTCATGTATGTGAAATCCGTGTAGCCCTGGTTCTAGTCCTGTTATTGTACCTTTAATCAGAGTGTATGTGTTTGGTGCCTGCATTAGCAATATAGTACCCTTTACAGTGTCAGAGTGTTCAAGCATACACTGTGCAACCACTGTCTGTTCTGCTTCGGTAATTGTGTTGATGTGTTCACAAGTGCATTCTTTTGCTCTTGTTCTTGGACATCCGACTTTGTCAAATTCAAACAGTAACATCAGTAATACTTTCGTAAAATGGGTTCTTAGGATCAGCATCCCCTGCCTTGTCTTCCCACCAATCTAACTCGTATTTTTCACCATCCTTAAACATTTTTTTCATGCCAAGTATCGCGGCATTATAATTTTCTTTTACAGGTTCTACTCTGCCAGTAATAACATCCATTACAAAATTTAACGTAGTTGCGTTTGCAGTTAAACTTCCACATCTAGCACCTACTTCGTTTTTTAAATGGTCTATTAAAATACTACCACTGCAATTTGCTAACTCGTCACTTAGATCTTCAGGAACTTCTAAGTCAACATAACAGTAAACAAAGTCATAGTGTGGTGCTGGGCTTCCGTGTAGTATGTACTCGTCTCTTACAACTACTCTTTTAAATCCATCAATATTTTGCCATACAGTTTGCTCGTTTGTAAACTGTTCAGGTTCACCAAATGTTTTTTCCAGGTACTGACTATACTCAACTGGGTAATCATGGTCCCAATTATCATAACTTACTTCTTGATCTTCTTTAATTGACTGTTTAAATTCTAAGAATCTCATTTTAGTCTCTCCGATAATTGGCTAAACCAATCTGTAGTTCCTACTTCTGCATAAACTGATTCAGGAAGTGTTAAGTTGTCCTTTGCAAAGTACTCTTTAGCATCTGCTGTTAGTGCTTCGAACTCTGGACTACCTTTTAACTTAGTAATAATAGTTTCAACGCTGTCGAGATCGGCTCGTTTAGCACCTTTTCCCAGCAGTATATCTGCAATCTGGTCAGGCTCTTTAGTTACTATTTCATTAGTTTCTCTGTTAACTAATCCATTCTTAGGTGAAAACTTATAGCCACGTCCTTTAGCAATACTAGCGATTAGTATATTACGGTGTACTCCTTTATATGGAGTATCGTCGCCAGCACCCTTCATTGTAAACTTCATCCAGTCTGGGTCACCAAACATTAGGTCTGTTTGTACGAATCCTTGCTCATTATCGCCATTAATAGGAGTTTTAAGGTGAACACTTATACCTGACTTAGCAACCCATTGCCTGACATCGTCGTCAGGATGGTTTTTTTGTGCCCATGCCGCCAATTTATTGTACAACTCGCCCTTGTCAACCTCTGCTTGGTTAACAGCAATATCCATATCGCCTGATGTGGCACGAATGCCTGTTGAACCTAGTTTAAAATCTTTATGTGGTATTCCAGTAATAGCCTCAACCCATGCTAATGTTGGATCAACGTCTGCTTTATTGATGCGCTGGGTTACCAGAGTGCCATCGTCATTTTTAAAAATGTTACCACCCTCTGATACTAATTGCCTAGCCATTATTGTCTGCCTTTTTTAATCCACGCTTAAACTTTTTGCCATCTCTGCCGCGTATACTATTAACTAGTCTACGCTCTAGATCTCCAGCAGTTTCAGCGTCATAGTGACTGTGTATATCTTCAATAAGTTTAATTGCACCTTCAATAATATTTTCCCCGCGACGCTCAACTACGTGCCTAAGATCACGTTCTATAATTACTGAATTAAGTTCCTCTAACAGACTGCGAGTGTTTCGTTTCATATTACTTTAGTTCCATATTTTATATTATTTATCTGTTAAATACAGTATAGCAGGAGGAGAAGACAGATGCAATCTACTACTAGAGAATTAGCGATACATTACGCTAAACTAAGTTCTTATGCGTACATGGACGCTGTGTCGGCGTTGGCACTTTGTAAACAACTAGGGTACACAAACAATAAACTAATTAGTAACGGAAGTGCGCAATGCATGATCTTTACTAACGAACAAGACATCGTAGTAGCATTTAGAGGCACTGAACCTACACAACTTAAAGATGTTCTTGCAGACGTTAAAGCATGGAAGCATCGTAGTCAACATGCTGGTTGGGTTCATGACGGATTTTATGACGAAGTTAAAAAAGTATGGGACGAAGTAGTTGCATGTATTAATGCTGAACCAAATAAGAAACTTTACATTTGCGGCCACAGTTTAGGAGGCGGTATGTCAATGATTGCAGCCGCTAGGTTACAAGACCGTGTAGAAGCTGTTTATACATACGGTTGTCCGAGAACAGGAGATAAAGTTTGGCGGTCCAATTGTAGCTTTGTCCATTATAGATTTGTTAACTGCAACGACGTTGTTCCTAAAGTTCCATTAAAGATCATGGGATTCAAGCACTACGGTAGCTTGCAATATCTTAACCACTACGGTGAATTTAGAAACGCAAAAGTTTGGCAAAGAACAAAAGATCAATTCCGTGCTAGATTTTCTAATTGGTGCAAGTTTAAGTTCTTTGATGGATTAACTGATCATGTTATTCATAGTTACTTGGGTAAACTTGAACATCCTAATTTTGGATGGGATGCAGCAATAAGCAACGATAAAGCTAGCGACGACAAAGACTAGGAAATAATTATTTCCCACACATTGAATCGCAAACAATAAGTCTCCCGCCTTCAAAGGAATCTTTATTCCAACAAGACGGAATACTATTAAACCATTCAATACATTCATGTAACTGGTGTTCTAGTGCATTGTTTGGTTTAATTAGATCTTGTATTTGTCGATTAACTGGTTGGTGCCATCTCCCTTGACCATATGTACGAGGACTAAATCCCATAAAACAGCAAGGATATACATCTCCAGTGCTTGCTACATAAATGCTACTTTCTAAGATTGTTTTACATGAAATATTCTTTTTTGGAGCATCATAAA